ACATCCATTCACCTACTGATTGCCATTCGTCTTCTTTAATTGAAATAGTCGCGGAAACATTATGTGTGTTAGACCCAGTTCTATGGCCACCTTTGACCCAATCTTGTGAAACCTTTTTAACCCTTTCCAATATTTGAAATACTGATTCAGTTCTTAAAATGGAATTTTCTGGAGCTTTTTGTGGGATACTAATGACAGCAGTGTCGTGAGGACGGAAAAATTCATCTTCAATAAGTTCAGGATGGTAAATACTTAAATAACTATAGATAGATTCATTTTTACCAACACGAATACGTCTGATATAATAATCATTATGCCAAGCGTGAATACCTGATGAAGTACCAAGAACTAAAGATGAAGTACCTGAAGGTTTAACTGTTGTAGTTCTTGCGGCTTTATTAATACCAATAAGATTTGCAACTCTTTCGTTTTCTTCTTTAACTGCTTTTGCGGCTTTTTTCATATCATAATTCAAAACAACACCAGAACCAATACCCGTCATACCAACACCAATAAGTGCTTCTTTTTCAGTTGTTTTTTTCCAGACATCACGAAGATAATGGAAATCAGTGTAACCAGCTTGTAATGTTCCAATAAAAGTTGCAGCTTTTACCCTTTCTTCAAAATCTTCCTGTGATTCAATATCACTTGCGTTAACCTCACATAGGTTACAAAACTGATTTGGACGTAAAGAAATTTCACAACATGGGTTGCTTCCCCAATCCTTATCATTGGTTAAAAAGATACCTGGTTCACCAGCTCCACTTAATTCAATACGTTTCCACAAATCATTAAAAAATTCTTGTGTGATTTTATGTCTAACTAATACAGCTGAATTATTAGCTCTCCCTCTTTGTGGGTTTTGCTCCCACCAGTTACCTGATTTACAAGCAACCATTTCGTCGTCATCAGCTGAGAATAAACTAATCAAAGCTGCTCTCCGAATACCACCTGCCAATACTGCGTCAGCAATATAACAAACCATATCATGAACTTCAATAGGTGTTACTTTTTCACCGTCTTCTTTGTTATCCAAAACTTTTTTAATATTATGAAGACAATCTTTAAGTGGTTGTGGTCCTGGAGCTTTACCACCAGATGTTACTAATCTAGCTCCTTTTGGTCTGATGTCAGAAAAATCAAATACTGGTGTTGATGATTTACCACCAAAATAAGATTCCATAAGTACTTTAATTGCGTCAGCCCAACCTTCGATTGAATCTCCGATAAGATATCTTCTAGTTCTACTTGGATTTGGTTTTTTAATTTCAGGTAACTTATCTACGTGATGTTTTTGTACTGAATACCCAACACCAGTACCACCTAACAATAAAAACATTGTTTCAGCAAAAGCATCTGTATGGTCAATTGGCAAATAAGCGCAATTGTAGATCCTATTTGGGCTAATCTCAATTGGTTTACCACCAAATTGTAAGCTCCTCATTGATGGAAGAACTTTTTTATCATAAACCAATTGATAAACTTTTTCTATTTCTTCTTTAAGTTGTGGGTATTTTTTTTGGTGCATTTCTTTATTTCTGGTCACCAATTCTTCCCAAGTTTCTCTTCTGTTTAACTCTGGAACATACTTTGCGTACTTCATATAGACAGTTATGTCTGAGAGTATTTTATTTGAAATCTCCATTTTTTTAATTTTTTACTAAATTTAATAATTATTTTCCTTTTTGTAACTCTTTTGCTCGTTGAATTCTTTCTCGAACATGACTTTCTTTTCTTTCTTCTTGTTTCTTTTCATAACCCAAGAAGGTTTGTGAACTTTCGGTGTCAATATATACTTTTCCGTTATCAAAAGTACAGTCATCAAAAATGACACCATCTTTACCGAAACGTGATTTTAAAACTGCAAGTGTTGCTCTACCAGATTCTTTTTGTGGTAAAGTTCTTGCAATTGACATAATAAAATGACCGATTTGTGCTTTCTTAATAGAACCACCCATTTGGTCACCTGTTACAACGTCAGCTGATATAGATGAATTGTGGGTATATATATCATTACCATAAAACATATGTGTATCCTCTACGGTAATGTCTACCGTTTCTTCTTCACCAATAAATTCTATAGAAACTATTTCATCCATATCAAAATCGGTAATATTTAAATCGTGTTCTTTCATTGTGTTATAAATTTTAAACATTTTTCTGTAATTAATAAAGGGGTTTTACGAAATTCACCCTCTTTTATTCTAAGTAATTCATATCCTTTAGATAATAAAAACTCATTCCTTAATTTATCTTTTTCTATTTGTTCGGGTTTAGAATGCCAATAATCACCGTCAAACTCTATGATTTTATTACCAAACTTAAAATCTAGTTTAATAACTCTAGACCATTCTTCATGTGTGTAAATAACATACTCATCATTTAATTCAGCAAAATACATATCAGACACATCACCGTTCTTTATAAATAAATATCTAACGGGTGGACTGGAATACAAATTTTTTGTTATTTTTTTATAAATAATTCATCCCCAACAGATAAACCATTTTTAATAGATTTTAATTTACCATATTTAACTGGGAATTCGTGTTTATTTGAAACTTTAATAACTTTACCGCTTTTGGTTGTTATCTTATAAACACCCTGTTTTTCTACAGGGAATTTTGTTATAACCTTTTTATAACCTTTATGGGTTAAAATTTCATCACCTTCAACAACGTCTTTAATTTGGATTTTACCTTTATTCAACACATCTATTTCGGTATCTAGGGTAACACATCTATTTCCCTGCACAGCTGTCCAACCAACCAAACCAAATTCACTTAACATCGATTCAAAGCCTCTCATCACGTTACCTTCACCAGACCATTCATCAGAATATATTTTTGAAGATTCAACACAATCAATATAATCTAAAACCACCAAATCTGGTTTAAAACCTTTTGATATCTCATGTCTAATAAAAGATTTAATGGCCTGAATTGTTACACCCTCAGAAGAAAACTTTTTAATTTTTAAATCGTTTGTTTTGTTAGTTGTTACTTCTTTGTGTTTTTGTAAAACTTCTTCTTTTCTGTCAGATAATTCATTTAATTCAATTCCAGACCAACATGCTAAATGTTTTCTTTTAATAACATCTGGCATATCTTCAAAAACAATTTGTAAAACATTATAACCTTCATTGTAAGCACTGTTTGAGATTTTGGTTAGTATTGTGGTTTTTCCAGTTCCGTATGGAGCTAATACAACACCAAGTTCACCTCGTGATAAACCACCATCGGTTAACTCATCAATACCATTTATTCCCGTAGGAATTGGATGTCTAAAATCCTTTTCTAAAACTGCTTCAATGTTTTCACTTATAGATGTTCCATCATCTTTTTCCGAACCAACAGAAAGAGCTTCTCTTAAAATTTCAGCACATTTTTCATAACTATCAAAATCACCGTTATCAATGATTTTGTTTATTTTTTCGTTTGCCTTTTTAAGTTCTTGCTGACGACAAAAGTTTAAAGATTTTTGTTGGATAAATTCCCAATCCTGAACGGCAAGATTATTGATTTCTTTTAACATTTCAAAAACATAGTCCTGGGTGACTTTATCTTTAACTTCTATTCTAAGAATAGTTTCTAAAGTGTCAATTGTAGGAACCTTTTCGTATTTTTCATAGTAGTCCTTAATTTGGGCTACGATGAGACGAAAATATTCATTGTCAAAATACCTTGCGTGTACGATATCAATAATCCTTTCGGAGAATTTTTTATTTGCCGGATGTAAAATTTGGTTTATAAGCTCCATTTGGAATTTATATCCCAGATAACCTAAAGTAACATTTTTTGTCATTTTTTAATCCTTGTTATTTATAAATATTCATTTGTTTCTTTTAGTTTAGCCTTCCACAGAAATATTTTCTAAACTTAAAGTACTTTGAATTTGGTTTATAATTTTAGGGATTAAATCTCTGATATCAACGCTATATCTTACTCTTTGTGGGTATACATTTCCTGTAAACCTTTTTGCTGCAACAACTTTTTCATCAATTCTAATTTCAAAATCAAAAATATCTTCTTTTTCGTAAATTGGGTTTCTATTGATTTGATCAATTGTTTGTATTTCATATGGGTTAAACTGGCCCCAAAGATATTCAATTGATTTGCTTTTTAAACCATCTTGTATTAAATCAACACAATCATTAGCACAATGCATAATATCTATTGAATTAGTTATTTTTTGGTTAAACCCTTTAACAGCGAAATATCTTTGGCAAATAATTTTAGAATTTATTTTAAGTAAAAATTCAAATTTTTTCATAATTTTTATTTTTTAATGGTTTAATTTATATTTTTGATTTTTTTGTAATTTGTTTTTTCTTTTTTGGAGAGTTTAATAAAAGGTTCTAAGAAATTTACATACCCATGTTCACCGCCTGGTAAAGCATACATAACACCGTCTTCAAACATCATTTTTAAAACATTTTTATAATTTCGACCTTCAGGATTCAAAGGTAAATTTACTAGATTTAAAACTTCTTCTTTTGCATCATCAGTTAAAAGTGGTTGACTTAAATCAATGATTATTTTATTAACTTCGTAAACATTACCTTTGTGTTTTCCTTTGGTTTTCCCTTCAAGTATTGCATCAAATATCTTTAAATTTTTTTCTTCTTTCAAGCCTTTTGTTCTTTCTAGGATTTCTTCTAAAGTAACTTTTTTTTCTTTAATTTCAGGGAAATAATTTAAGAGTGTTGTTTCAGATACACCCTCAATGCCTTTTATATTATCAGTCGAACAACCTTCTATTATTTTTACTAAACCAGCATTTTCATAGTAGTGTTCAAAATACCAATTATAGTTACCAATGCCTAATAGTATTTTTTTATCTGCTAAATAAAGGTTTACCTCTTCAGAAATTAACTGACAGAGATCTCTATCATTTGTGTATATAATAACATCTTCGTTTTCTTTTTTATTAAGAGCGTAATATGCCAACAAATCATCAGATTCACAATCTGGGTTTTCATATTGCCGAAGAAATAAATCTTCTGCGTAAGCTTTAACTCTTAATTTTTGGATTTCGTAATTTTCATCAAAAAAGTTTGGCCGATTACCTTTGTATTCAGGGTAATAATTAAGCCTTAAATAACCAGCTCGTTCACCATCCCACATAATAATAACCTTATCAACCGTTAACTCTAAAATTAATTTTCTTAAAGTTGTATAAAATTGATAGATACCGCCAATGTGGACTTCTTTATAAAACAAGTTTTTAGCTCCGTTATAAGAACGTTTCATTAAAACATTGCCATCAATAAGTAGGGTTTTGGTGTTTTCTTTTTTCTTAACTTTCTTGAGACCCGTCATTAGCCACAAAATTAAAAGGTTTAACAATTTGTTTTGTGTCTTCTTCCGTTGGAATCAATATCTCTAAAGATTTAAGTTCAGTAACAGTTCTTTCTGTTGATTCGTGCCTTAAATAAGATTCAACCATCATATGTATCATATCTTCGATGCGAGTAGATTTCATAGTGGATGTAATATTCTGATATTTTGTCCAATCTATTTTCATTACTCTATATCTCCATAAATTTGAAAATCGTTATTTTCTTCTTCTTCTAGAGAAAAATCGGCTCCACCAGTGATACCTAATTTTTCTTTCCAAAAACTAGAGTATTGTTTTTTATACTGTTCGACAGCTTCTGGTGTATCTTCAATATAACCATGTGGTACTGCAACTATTTTGCCGTCTTTATAACCTAAACCGTTGACATGGTTTTTAAGAACCGAGACCCTGGTGCGAATACCAAAACCAACTTTTCTTTTATCTTTAATTGCCATGATATGTGAAATACCTGATTTCTTTTGATTACCAAATAAGAAAACTAAGGTCGATGCCAACCAAATGGCCTCACCACCTTTTGCTTTAATTTCAGGTTGTCCAAATGGGTTATCTGGTAGATCAACCCACGGTTGGTTTACAATAACTAAACTGTTTTCGTATGGGTAATCTTCTTTTTTAGATTTTGCAATCCTTCCACTAATACCCAAGCCGATTTTATCGGCCAGAGCTGACGCGTTATGCATCTTACCACCTTTACCTTCAAAAGTCATTTTACAAGGTACAGAACCAACTGAATCCCAAAAAAAAGCCAAGCTATGTGGTAGTTCGCCTTTTTCTTGGAGATTCAAAAGTTCATTCATGTAATCAGTGATTTCTTCAATGTAATCAAAATCATCACGGAAAAAGAAAAAGCCTTCCCATTCTCCATCTGCATTTTTTTCACATTGGAACCCTAATTCTTTTGCGTGTTCAAAAGACCATTTTCTTTCGGTTATAATAAAAACAGGAAGATGTCCTTTTTTCTGGGCATCTGAAGCTGCTTTAATTAAAGCGGTTGTTTTAGATGAATTACTATGCCCCAAGAACATTGAAATACCACAAGTCACTGGCCCTGGAAGACCACAAGCTTTGTGGAAAGCTTCACCACAGTCAAAATATTGGGTTTCTTTATATTTGGTTTTAACACTAAATTTATTTTTTAAAGCATCTAGTGAAAACTCTTTTTTACCAATAGATTTCTTTTTTTCTGTTTTCTCTGTTTTTTCTGACATAACTTAAATATTAAAATGGCATCTGGTCATCATCTTCCACTGTAGCATCAATATCTTCATCAACTACGGGAGCGACATATTTAGTGCTAGTGGTGGTTGTTTCTTTTTTTGCTGTTTCCTCACCTTTAGGAATAAACTTCTCAAGTTTTTTATCCCATATTGGTGTATCACCGTTTGCGATAATTTCAAGATAATCAATTGGTGAAGCTTTATAAACCGTCTTCCAAGTGGTTTCATCTTTCATCCAAACATTAGCTTTTGTTTTGTCGTTTGTTAACATAGATGGGTCTTCTGCCATAATAGAAGTTATTTTGGTGTTGTTTTTATCACCACGACCTAACATGATAACCAAATCACGACCTTCTCTTGGATCAGAAATGTCACCTTTTTTAGTGAAAAGTGGAATCATCTTATCAAGTTCACCCTCACCTTTGTAATTGTGTTTAAAACGCCAAATTTTAATACCATCTTCTTCTTTTGACCTATCAATAACACGGGCCATGTAGAATTTAGATGCCTGGTAAGTTTTGGCTAACTTCTTGTCTTCTTCGTTACCTGTAGCTTTTAAGGCTTTTTCAACCTCACACAATGGACAAGTCTCACCATCATTGTGTTGTCTACAATAAAGTTTTCTCCATTCACCATTAACCTGTACCACATGAAAGTGACCTTCTTCAAAAGGTGAACCACCTTTTGTTTTGGAAGGCATAAGACGAATGGTTACTTCACCATTTTTATCACCTTCTTCCAGTCGTGGGTTAAAGTATTTAGAGAAATCAGGCCCATTAAATGATTTACCACCTGAAGCACTTTTGTTTTTTTCATACTGGGACATTATCGCCCCCAATACATCATTACTCATTTTACTTTTTTTAAATTGTTAAACATTAAATTAATTATGTTAAGTATAATTTAAAAATTCTATTTGTAAATAGACTAGAAAAAAGAAACCCATCATTTCTGATGGGTCTGTTATAAAATACTATTCTATGGGCGGTTACTTTATTTTATAAATATCTCTGTCACGTTCAATACCTGTATCAGTCACTTTCATACCTTTCATTAAAATATCTTGTTGTTTTGGTGAAAATTTTGATGGGTCTTTATCAAATTCGGTATACGTCACATCATCTAATTTTTCTAATTCGTACATTAGTTCTTGTAGTTTAGATTTAAGCTCATGATTAGGGTGTTTTTTGTATAATTTTTCAGCGTAACCGTGGATATCTTCTACTATTTTATCATACCCTTCTTCATCCCCTTTTTTCTTTAATGAATATAAAGTAGGTATTTTACCTAAAGTATAGCCCATTGATTTTGCTATAAAAGTTAAATCAAACCATTTATCACGTATTTTATCCCATAAAATATTTTCAACTAATATTTTTTGTTCTTCAGTTAAAACTTTTTTTTTTGACCTTGATTCAGGAACAAAAGATTTTTTAATGTCTGTTGAACTATAATCTTTAACTTCTTCTGGGTTTAATTTCCAAACTTTAGTATTTCCATCTGGGCTTTTACCATCAGGTTTTCTAGAAGTTATTTCATAATTGTCTTTTAATTTTTCATCATCCCAATAATCAGTTAATTTAACATTAAAAGGATAAGAATCTAAAGAACGTAATTCTAATTTTTCTTTTGGTTTTTGTGCCTGAAGATCACTTTTAATTGTATTTAATTCATTTGCAACTGTGTCAATTTTTGATAATGACGTTTGTAAAGCATCAAATTTTGACATTAAATCTTGAATCATGTTTTTACCTTGTTCTGCCGCTGCAACTGCCTTTTCAGCATAACCTTTGGCGTCATCCGCTCTTTTAACAATATCAGTAACATCAATCTCTTCGGTTTCATCATCTTCGGATTCTAACTCGTCTGCCGCACTAAATTCATCCGCGGTACCAAATTCATCACCCTCTTCTTCACCTTCTTCAGTTGCTTCTTCCTCACCACCTTCTTCGGTTTCTTCTCCACCAAAATCAAAATCAGCGTTATCCTCACCTTCGGTTTCTTCACCACCTTCTTCACCAAAACCCTCGGTTTCAGTTTCCTCAGTTTCTTCTTCATCACCTTCGGCATAATCAGTATCACCTGCATAACTGTGATATCTTTTTTCATTAATGGAGTCACCACCAATTCTTGGGTCATACCCCAATAATTGTTTATATCTTTTTAAATCTTCACTTAAATTTGTCATAATTTATTTTATTTTGTTTTTTAATTTAAATTAAATTTATCGTTTGTATTAATATCTTTACTTTTAAACTTATTTTTTTCCTCCATGTTACTGTGATAAAGATAATCTCGATAAACAACGACAAAAGAGTTTTTTAAATCAGCATGTGATTTATCAAGGTTATCTATAAAATTTTTAACAGATTGTTTTAGTTTTTGATTAGGTATGTCATCAAAATTAATGTCTTCTAAAAGTCCTAATGAATCTGCGGATAAATTTAATGAATCTTTTATCTTTTCAAGATATTTTGCACCATGACTTACAAATATTTTAGGGTCATCATAGTTTTCATCTAAAACTTGTTTTTTAGATTGATCACCAATTTTTGGATCATACCCCAATAATTGTTTATATCTTTTTAAATCTTCACTTAAATTTGCCATGGTTAGATTGTGTATTCACTTAGTAATTGTCTACCATCACTGGTAATTATTTTTTTATGTTCCCTTTTAACAATTTCTTCCGGGTTTTTAATTTCACATTCTTCTCCGGAACATTCTTGATTTTTATTTGTATTCAAAAAAGAATTTAATCTTGCTTGAAGTTCGGTTTCTTGTTGTTTGTTATTGGTCATAATTTCTTTTTATTTATAAATATCATCATTTTATAAAAAATCTTTCAATAGGTAGGATTTCTAAATTTTCGTTTTTAATCAAAATTATTTTATTATCAAATTCTTGCCAATTTATTTTATACTCTTTATGTTCAAGATTTCCAGCAAGACCGCTTTTTTCTTCAATTAATTTATTCAAAGCATTAATTGTAAAAAATGTATTTAATTTTTTATGTACCTGGATTGTTTTTGGGAGTTCTTTTTTAAAATTAATCCTTCTTTCAATATCGATATATATTTTATAGGTTAAAAAAGTTTCACCGTTTAACATTTTAAAAAAAAATACATTTTCTTTTTTAACTTTAAAATTTTTTTGTATTCTTTCTAAAAATAAAGGTATTTCATTTTCGTTAATGAAGGATGCTAAAAGCAGAGTTTTTTGTTGTGTCACAATATATTAAATATGGGATATATTTAATATCAAAATATTTAAGTTCCGTTTTAAATTCTTTTTCTTTGTTTTCAAAAAATTTAGTTTCTTTTTTTAAATACTCCAATATTTCATTTTCATCAAAAGATATAAATTTTAATAAATTTAAATCCAATGAAATTATGCTAGAATTGTAATAAATGTAAACAATTCTATTACCATATAAATATGTAAAACTTTCCTTAAAATTTTGTAATTTTTGAAGTAAATCTTTTGTGGTTTTTATTTTTAAAATAATAGGATCTAAAGAATAAAAAGGGATATTTTTAATAAAATCTTGATGTGATTTGGTGATGAAACTTTTTAAATCGTTTTCAAATATGGTTCGTTTCTCTGTTGACGAAAAGGTCCAATA